CATAGTGCTTGCACCAGACAACAAGAATGTGTTGTTAACGGCTGCAGTTGCTTTTGCCAGCTCTTCCTGGTTAATGCCCAGATCTGCGGTTGCAATAGCCATTTTAGTATAGACATCACCTGTGGCTGCGATGTCGCTGCGCGTAACTCTCGCAATAGTCGCGATGTCTCGCATTGCTATAGCTGTTTTGCGGGTGTCTTTTGTAAGTGCAAACATCCTGTTTTTTAAATTTTGCATTTGGTCAGCGAGCGCAATCATTGCGCCACCACCAGCAAGTGCCATAGCACCCGCCATAAGGCCTACCGCCTTTGTAATTTCCTTAAACTGCTTTGCTGCCCTTCTTTTAAATCGGGCTGTCGCCTTACCAGCTTTATCAAGCTCTTTTCTGTAGCCAGCAGAGTTCGCGACCAAGTCAACACTTAGTCGTGCTAATGTAGACATAATTATTTCCTTTTGTTTCGCCTGCTCTGTGTCTTGGCAAACTTTTCAATTGATTGGCGTAGGGTTCTGCGGAATCGCATAAACACGGGTTTTTCTTTGCCGCGAATTGCCGGACGTATAAATGGGCGAGCCTTAACACCGCGATCATTTTGTCCATACTCTATTTGTAGGGCTTGGTAGCCACCTCGTTCGCGATTTCTTTTGCCGTAGCCCACATTGATTGATGTGACCATAAATGCATTTTTGCCAAGCTTCTCAAGGCGGGCAGGCGCGGAGGTACTTGACCAGCGCACCGACGCCTTAAGACCTCCAGACAACTCCGGAGCATTCCGCTTGATTTCTTGGAAGTTTGGCGTAAGCGCTTGCTTTGCTGCCTGGCGTGCCGCCTTACCTCGGATGTCACGATCAAGCATTAGTAGCTTTTCATTGAGTTCGCTAAGTCCGCTAACCTTTATTTTTACATAGTCTTTATTGGCCATTGCTTTGCTCCGCTAATGATTTGAATATAGCCATTTCGGCCTGCTGCTTTTTGCGGCGATCGATCATAGAGATCTCGCGTGGCTGCTGATAAATTGCTATGAAGTCTGTAGGGAGTAATGCTTTTTTGTAGTTCCCGCTGCTGTTTGCAACGGCCGAGGCAATGAGACCTGCCCGATAGTCGGCGCGATTTTCCCCGAATGGTTCCAGGGTGCTATACGCCATCCATTCGGCCAACTCAAGGCTGCTTATACGGTTTTCTAATTCTCGTACTGTGCAACCAAGGTGACCCGCAAGCCTGAACTTAAACCTGCGGATCGGATCTCTTCTTAGTTTCCCTCGAGCTCCTCGACATCCTGGTCAGACATTCCTGACATTTGTCGAGCAACGTCAAATAGGCGATTCATAACCTGTGCATTTTTTTTGCCTAATTCAATAGCATCGCTATCTTTAAATAAGCGCTCACCGTCGTCTGTACATAGGGTTAACACTACAAGTCGAGCTCGCAAGTTTTCTAGGTTGGCCGCTGCGCCAATTGACATTTCAAAATGATCCCGCTCTCGAGCCGTTAGGCCTCGCACGTACACGTCACCCCCCCACTCAGGGACTGGTACTTTTTTAATATCAAGGTCTACAGCTTTAAAAATACTTTTTCTATCTAACATTTTTGTCTCCAAATAAAATAAGAGACGACTCCCTAAGCGGGAGCCGTCTGAGGTACTACTTAAGCAAGCGTAAATGCGACAGCGCCATCAATGGCAATTTCAACATTTGCAGTTACAACGTCTTCGACAGGTGTCTCAATTGAATAGCCTGAGACATAACCTGAAAACGTTGCTTGAGCGTCTTCGCTGCCTGATACCCACTTGACTGCGAAAACCTGCTTGTCGCCACTATCAAATACAGACTTTAGCTCGGTGTGACTTGCGTCACCGCAGACCCAGTTAAGTGTGAGCGAAAGAGTTCCAGAGTCTTTTTGGCCGACCAGCTTTTGCTTGTAGTCTGTGCCAAATTTGTTGTACTCAATAATGTTTGCAGAAAGCTCTAAGGTACCAATAGAAGCTACTTCAGCAATCTTAGTAGTGTTGTCGGCAGTAGTTGAAGTTAATGCCAGCATGTGAAGCTCGGTTGCTAGACCGTGGAATGGAGTTGCAATAGCCATATTTTAAATCCTTAATTTGTATAAATAGTTAAACTAATAATATTCCGATAGAGCTTGAGCTCTTCTTCATATGTATTTATTGCTGAGGTGATTTGGGCACTGGTTACACTGAAAGTGCCCATTGGGCCGTGCATGCCATTTAAGAGCTGATCAATGTGGCCACTGAGCTCGCGCAGTGTTTCGTAACTTGGGCTGTAAACAAGCAAAGTAATATCGTGCCGGATTACTGTTTCCATTGACCCAGTCTGCGGCGCACGGTGGCCTCCGCTAATTTCAAAAACAATAGAGGTTGTTGTAGTACCCTGTGGGAGGCGCAAAGCGTAAATGTTGTTCCCTACGGCCGCGATAATATCAACATCAGTTAGAAGGTGATTACGAAAGTGTGGATCAATCATGTGCGCTCCTCACAGACCATTTGTATCTCGCGGTTGTTTAGTTGGACGTTGGCCACCGCAGTGATTTCAAGAGTCATACCATTCAAAACTAAAAAGGCTGATCTCGGGAGGGCGGCTAGTGCTGCGTAATATCTAAACCGCAAATCAAACTCTGTTTTAGATACTACCGTTTCGCCTGTGGAGTATTCTCTGCGAGACTTAGTTGTTGCGCTGCACGCAAATACTCCAAGAGAAGTTGCACCACTCTCAATTTCACCAAAGTGGTTGGGTAATGCGTTTGGGATAAATATTTCGGCCTTGTTGTTTAATTTTCCAGCTCGCATGTCATCACCTCAACTTGTATGGGTGAAGGAGATCTTTTGCAGCGATCACTGGCTTGAGGGCTTTGATATTACTTCCGACAATCTCGTTCTCCCGGTTCTCCCAAAGACTGGCTGCAATAAGTAAAATCGCCATTTTGATGGGGGCCGGAACTGCTGGGGAGGCTGTCCCCACGATATGACTCACATTGATGACATCAACCTCATTGGCAACATCAACAGGCCACTCTGTTCCCATTGCTGGGTAAATGTGGATTCGACCATTGCGCTTGAGGACTCTGTATTTCTCAGAGGGTAATACGACAGGCACAAAATGGCTGTCCATATAAGTTATTGATGTCACAAATTGACTGACACCACCATCTAAAATAAGTGGCTGCTTTTTATTACCGTTAGTTTGTGGAAACCTATCAAAAAACTGCGTCATCGCCCGAGTGATAAACATTCGTCCGGTGTATTGCTCAGCAAAATTTGTTGCGGCTTCAATCATGGTGATTGCCATGTTGAGCTCACCTTGATCCCCTGTTGTGTAGACAATATGTTTGAAAAACTCATCCGTCGTAACCGGGAAAGTCGCTGGCGATCCAGACACAACAACTGGGACCGCGTTGGCTTGAACCCATTCCGTTGTATAGAACTTTAGCTGTTGGGCTTCAAGGTCAAACCACAAATCACCTTCGAGCGCGTCAGTGGGCTCTGTAGCTGATACGGTTGTCCCACGGGATTCCTGTTGCAGGGTTGTGATCTGCGCCGCAATTACGAGAGGGTTGTCACTAACTAATGTCGGAGCATTTGTGACGTCTCCGATGTACAACTTCGCGTCGGCTGAGTTGTAGAACATAGCTCCTGAGAGCAGGGTTGCCGGGACGTGTCCGACGACACCCGACCTGTTGATTTGAACTTGTGACATTGTTTGTCCTTTCGTTGGTTACCTTAGCTACCGAACAATACTTGCAAGATTCAATTGATCTCTTCGGCCTCAGTGTCATCGACAAGACCTTGATTGGATGAAAATTGCGGGAGGTCTGTTGCAAAATCCGGGTGTGAGACGTAACTCTCAACGCTGGTGCATCCCAGTTTTTCTTCAATTGCCGTATAGCCAAACCTATCGAGCTCAGGTTTTCTGACAAGCTGCCGTTGTTCGATTATTTTATCTTTATGATGCTTAGTCATAACATCTTTCATATTTTTACCTCGGAATCATTGCAAGATACTTGCTAAAGATTTTCTAGTTGAGTTATGCGAGCCTCTAGCTCTTGAACAGTTTTGACGAGTAGCGGTAC